GCCGCTATCCTTCATAGATGTCATTGCCCCAATCTTCATCATCCTCGCTGTCCTCCATCCAGTCTGTACTGTTCTCTGCATCCCATATGTCTTGTTCGTCCTGTTCATTCGGCTGATATGTTTCCCCTTTTGCAACAAGATTGATTGTGATATTGCTTGTAACCTTCCCTGTGTTTTCAAACATTTCTAGTTTGTCCATCATGTCTGTAATTTCTCTGATTGCAGAAACGTCTCCTGTCAATCCCTTCTGAAACAATGCAACCATCAACAAGGAACGGTTCGTAAGTTCTTCATCTGTAAACCCAAAGGAACGCAACACTTGTTTCTTTTTATCGCTGTTTGTTTTCACCTCCAACAACTGACGCATACAATTCTGTAATGCCATGTTTTGTTCCTTCTTCTTCTTCCTTGCTTCAACTCCCATCATTGCTATCCGTTTTCGTTCTTCTGGTGTTCTCTCATTCAGTGGTATTAGATTCTCACTTGCTTCTTTTACCTCTCTTCCTTTCCTTCTTCCCATGTTCTGTTTTATCCTCCTTTTGTTTTATTATTTGTTCTCTAAATACACAACAAGACAAGGTTGCCCTTGTCTGTTACTGTCTCTATATGGTGAATCACGTTGCCGCTTGAATCAATCACAATATTTAGTTTATGAATCAATATGTTTACAAGTTACATGACGTTTCTCGGTTACGTCAAACGGATATACTTACACACATTTTCTTGTACCACGACTAATATATGGCTACCACAGCGGCAACGTGATAATTTATTTTATTGGTAGGCATTTCCATTTAAGGCTACCACTTACTTGTGCCAATCCAAGCACAACTCCTTCTTTTGATTCTATTATAACAGAGTTTGTTTGGATTGTCAACACTTAACTGTGATAATTTGCTCTAAATATGGTAGAACGACTGATGGTGTCCTTCTTCCTGTTTCCCTTTATCCTCTCATTTTCTTCTTGGAACTTTCTGTATTCCTCACATTCTGCATGGCATTTTACTGTCCTTCTTCCACATCCCTTGCATGGTGCATAACTCATATACTATAACCAACCTTTGCTTTTTAGATAGTCCTCTACGTCACACAAATAAAGCATTGCTTCTTGTGTTTCTTCTTCCTTTATGCTGATGAACCCGTTCTCGTCTCTGTCCGTAAATCTCTGTAATGGAATCGGAAACCCTCTCTCTGTTACATGATTCAGTTTGTACCCTACTTCCCGAATGTACTTTACACATACCACCAGAACACACGACACTAGCAACATCTTAGGAGTGCTTAAATCCGTCCTAGCAATCACAATCGGCATCAATATCTGTAACACTACCGCAACCTTGTCTAACTCTTCAATTAGTCCGTATTTAAAGGTTGCTAACAATTCCCCGAATGTTTGTAACAACACAATCAATATGCTGTTCCCTTTTCTTCCTCTATTCTTTGTTCTGCTCTTTCTCATTATAATATCTTTCCTTTCAATCCTTCTTTAATTAAGTGCAACTTATCCTTTAACCTCTTTCTGTATGGTGGCACTTTGCACACCTCACACATATATTTGTTTTGCGTCATAAAGAAACTGCCTGTTACTTCTTTACAGATATTACAGTTCCGTTCGCATATTTCCTCTTCATCTGCTGTTACATATAACGTCAATCTTACTGTTCTGTTCCAATCGTCTGTTTCAACCTTCTCTGTTCTGTATGTAATATGTTTTGAATTGTTCACAGCAATCACATTTGTAGATAACCATTTGCAACAATTCAAATATGCTTCTTTTGTTGTTTTCCCTTGAAAATCTTTCTCCAATATCTTCTCTGCTATCAACATTTCCTTACCCCTCCATGATTCTTTGTTTTGCTTCTACTGCACTTTTGTCTGCAAGTTCATTTAAGGGGTCGCCCTTGTGTCCTTTGACCTTTACCATTGTTATGTTCATCTTCTTTTCATATACAAGCAAGTACATCTTTTCCCATATATGTTTGTTTTTTATAGGCTTTCCTTCTTTCGTTACCCAACCATTGTTATGCCAGCTCTGTAACCACCCTTTTGTAATAGCGTTCACAACATAAGCACTGTCGCAATATACTGTGACCTGTTTTGTTTTGCTCTTCAAGGCTTTTACTAACGCCATATACACTGCTGTCAGTTCCATCTCATTGTTTGTCGTCTGTTTCTTATTTCCTGTTACTACATTTGTTTTGATTCCATTGCTACATGGAATAACTTCTACATACGCCCAACCACCCTCGCCGGGGTTTCCACTGCAAGCACCATCTGTATAGAATGTTATTTGTTTCATTGTTCTGTTTTCTCCTTCTTCAAATCCGCATAAATCTTGATAATTGCCTTTGCAACAACCTCCCACAATGTTACGCCATTCACATCTCCTAACCACTCATAAGTATCTGTAACATGAATTACGCCCATGTGGTAAAACTTGAATTTCTTTTCTTCGCTGTATGTCCATATCTGTTGCAATTTATATGGGTATCGTTCACACAATCCATGCAACACCTGTTCCAATAATTCAATCGGTGCTATCTCTGTTATTGTGTAATGGTTCTTTTCCAGAATCTTAGCACATGGTTTTACTTTCCAAAGGAACTTGTTTATTAACTCTCTGTTTCCTTCCTTCTTGCAATCTAACATGATGATGTCGTCTGTTTTCAATGTTCAATCCTCCAATCCATAAAGAAAGGCAGAGAAGCATTGTTCCTACCTCCCTGCCTTTGTTATCATTTCATTATTTTGTTATGTTATGTCGGATTAGATTTCCCAATCATCATCGTCATCCTCTTCATCCTCTGTTTCGGCTTCTGCTTCGTCTGCCTTTTTCAGAAGTTTTACATAAGCATCTGCGGACTGTTTCGGCTTTGTTTTGATTCCTCTATCGGAGCACATCTTGAGCAGTTCTTTTGCAGACTTTCCTGCATACGGGTCTGTTTCTTCCTCGTCCTCGTCTCCCCAATCGTCCTCATCCTCATTTGCTGTTCCGTCATTTGCTTTCAGAACTGCGATAAGGGATGCTTTGTCACGCTTCTTGCACTGTGAGGAAATACCTCTGTCACAGCACAGTTTGTACAGTGCTTTAGATGTCATGTTCTCATAATCATCTTCGTCTGCTTCGTCCTCTTCCTCTGCGGCTTTCTTTGACTTCGGCTTCTGTGTTGTCTTTGTTTCCTTCTTTGCTGATTTCTTTGGTGCTTCGTCTTTCTCTTCTACACCTTCCGCTTCTGTTTCCACATCATCAATGTCTTTCAGACCTGTTTCCACAACTCTTGCTGTTACCTTCGGGATTGCTTTCAGAAGGTCAAGAACATACTCGCTGTTTGCCATTGATACGGTTCTTGTGAACAGTGGGTATCTGCTACCTACCTCTGCGATTTCCTCTACGTTGTTACCCATGATTGCTTCTGCGGCTTCATACGCCATCCAATTTTTTGCCATTTTGTTTTTCTCCTTTTCTTTTTTAATTTGATTCTTTGTTTCTCTTGTTTGTTCTTTCCTTCTTCTCTTGCTGTTCTTTGTTTGTTTATCACCAGAAGGATTTTTATTTCCCTTCCTTTGATACTCTTATCTTAACACATCTTGTTCTGTGTGTCAACACATTTTTGTAACTTTTTTTCTTTTTATTTTTCCCCTTCGCAACATTCACAATCGCAAACGGTAATCAATCCTAACTTGATACAAGCATTGTCAACTGCTTCTTTTAACTGTAACAAACCTTTTTCGTCCACAATGCCAAGCCCTCCTTTAAGGAACACTTTGATTTCTTTTCCGTCTTCTTCTGTTACCAACTGTTCCGCAATGGAATATCCAAGAGGATTGTTGTCTCTGTCAAATGCTTCTGAAATCACAACATTGCGCTGTTCCTTGAACTTCTGTTTTGACAGTTCTTTGTAAGTTAATCTTCCCATTCTCCTGCACCCCCTTCTTCGCTATTGTCGGGGAGTTCAATGATTGCTTGGAATCGTAACTGGATATAATCTTCATCCACCAAAGCACAAATGTTGTCAAGATTCACATTGTCTACTAATGACTTGAATGGTATTGTTGCATTTCCATCCTTGTCAAAATTGACAGAACCTATGGTGAAGATGCCCAAACTCATTGGGTTGCTTGTTGCTGTTTTCGCATGAACCGTAATGTCATTGTTCAACCCCTGTAACAATTCAACACTTGTTAGGATTTCATCATATCGGAGTTTGAACTTCACTTGTACTGTTCTGTTCTTTCCAATGCTCAACCCTTCAAAGGTTGCAATGCCCTTTTGTTTGAATTTCTTTTCCAACCTGTTTTCTCCTTTCTCTGTTTTTCTCTTTCATTCTTTGTTTGAACTCTTGTTCTTGCTGTTCTCGTTCCTTCCCTTTCTGTTTCATGTAGGCTTGCCGAGCGAGGTAGGACTTCCCTGCGTTCCTACCGCCTACAAATACATTATAACTTGTTCCATCTCCATTGTCAACCCCTAAATCTGTTCCGCAAAACAATTCTTCGTTGACATTCAATTGTTCGGAAATATCTTCACCAGCCACAAGGCTCTGTATTAGCCCTAAATCCTCTGGTCTTATCATCACCCATACTTCTCCAGTATTAAGGAACTGCAAGGCAAATACGGGCAATTTGTGAGCCACAGCCGCATTTTGTTCGAGTATATGAATATCATTCTGTTTGATGCTGATGCTCTGCTTGTCCGTAGATTTTAACTGACAGATACACTGTTCATTCTGTCCATCCTCTTTCTCAATCCATCCTGCACCACTGTTCTTTGTTGGCTTTAAACCAATCCGCTTCATAACCTCTGCTTCATTTTTCCGATAGAACCTAGTAGAACGCTTATTCATTTGTTTTACCCTTCTTCGTTTTGCTCATTCTTCGTTTTGCTTCCTTCAAGCATTTATCTCCACACATGCACATACAACATTCAATGTCATTCTCGACATATTTTCCAAAACAACCGTAATGTTTTGTTTTTTGTTCTTTTGTTTTATCTTCTCTCAAATTTGTTTCAGATATACATTCGATGCGTACATCACAATCTACATTATCGCATTGCTTACAATTTGTATAATACCTTCCAAAACATTCTGCAAAACATTCTGGTTTTTTATGTTCTTCCATGATGTTTGTTTGTGTATCATCCTCCTTTTCAACAAGTGTCAACGCACTTACTAATGTCTGATGTTTCTGCTCCCTTCTGTTTGTTTCATTCAAAACATCCAGAATATTGTTTGCTGTTAAGATGTCCAATTTTACCGCTCCGTTGTATTTCCTTGACTTCTCAACCTCTGTCTGTAACTGTTCTGCTAACTGTCCGATGTTGTATTGTTTTTTAATTACCATCCTGTTCCCTCAACTTTCTTTCTGTTTCTTCTTTCAGATATTGTAAATAGGGTTTACTCTGTGTAAAGCCCTTCTTCCTTACTTCTTCAAGTTCTTCTTTCCCGAACAAATCTCGGAACATTGTTTCCTGTTCACTTACTTGGGAAATATAACTTCTCACATATTCCTGCATGGACATTGTTTCACTTCCTTTTCTTTCTTGACTTTCCTGCAAGACTTAGCGCAATTGCAACCGCTTGATTCTGTGGTCTACCCTCTTTCATTAAGGTGCTGATATTCCTCGCTATTGTCCGTTTGCTACGCCCTTTCTTTAACGGCATATCTTTCACCCCTTCCAACGGTTTAGTGCTTCTTTTTCCAGTTGTCATAGATTGCATACACAATCACCCCTGCAACCTCTAACAAAATACAAGCAACAAATCCGCATGTAAACTCTGATATGTACACTCTGTTACCTCCTTTTGTTTTGTTTGAACTTTAATATGTTTAACCTTCTGTTTATTTGTTTTAATTCCAGATAGTTCTTGCAATGCTTCTTTCTTTGTTCTAATATTGCAATTTCTTTCCCTTCTTCTATCTGTGTGGAACATAACTCTGCAAGTCTTTTCAATGTGTCCGCTGTATCAACTGCCGCTTGTGCAAACATCCTCAACGCATCTGCCATATCATCTGAAATGCACCATTCCTTTAACATTTGTTCAAGTTCATTATATCTGTCTATCTGTTCGCTGTCAACGCTTTTGTTCATCTTTTCACCAACTTTTCTGCTATATTTGAAATGTACTGTTTGTCTTTTTCTTTCAACCTATCCCACAGGTCAAACCCTGTTGTGCCATCAAAATCATAAAAACAATAACCATATTGTGTTTTGTTCTTTATCCACTTTGTTGTGTGTTCCTCCTGCATGTCGGTAAGTTGTCTTGCAACTTCGTCATACTTCTTGTCGCTCCATATACTATTGTTTGCTTCATAATACAGATAACTATGTATGAGGATAACTCTCTGTAAGAAATCTATCTTTAGTTTATCTGTCCAATAAACAGGGAATCTATACACCCTGTTCCCCTCCTTCCTATCTCACAATGTCTGTTGTTTCATCTGTTTCTGCAAGAAACTTATGAACCATCATCATGTGGTGTTCCAGAGTATTTGCATACACATCTGTTTCTGCACAATCTATCTCGTCCATATCATCTGCATTGTTAAATGCCATTGTCTGATATACTCCTGTATCTGTAAACATTACTGTGCTGATAATCACACCACTTTCAATCTCTGTTCTCATTAACTTCTTTGTTCCTGCCATTTTATTGTCCTCCTTCATTGGGTTGTTTTCTTTCCTTTACCTTATGACTTTATTATACAGCACTTTGTTCTGTTTGTCAACACTTTTTGAAACTTTTTCAATTTATTTTATTCCAGATAACAGAACAGGTAGCCTTGTTAGGCTACCCTCTGTAATTCATTCAATGCTGTTTTGTATTTATTGTTCAGTGTATACAATCTGAAATTGTTAATGGTATCTTTCTCCATTCCCTTAAATACTACGATTGCAAGGATGTTCTTTAATTCAAGTCCTGTTTTCTCTAACTTCGTAACCATTCCAATGCAACGATAGGAGAATGTTGCCCGAATCCCATTTGTTTCTGCTTCTGTTCTGATTGCTTCCACAAAGTCAACAAGTTCTTTGTTTCCTTTTGCAATGTGCATTTCAATGTTTCTGTCATAACCGAAATCAATGATTGCGAATCTGTCCAATGTTGCTTGGTCTAATACCAGACGTCCTGTATACATTTCATCTGCACCACTTCCAACTGTGTTTCCTGCCGCAACAACTCGGAAATTCTTATGTGCTTTGATTTTTCCGTTTGGAAACTCGAAGTATCTGTTTGCGATTGCCGCATTGAGTAAAACCAATACTTCTGGAATACTTGCATCCATTTCATCAAGGAAGAAAATCCCTCCATTTTTAAATGCCCTGTAGAACTCTGTTTCATGGTACTGTCCACCTGCATCAATGAAACCTGTCAATTTGTATTCCTGCTGAACACTGTTTGTAAAGTAAAACTCTAAACCAAGTTCCCAACTAATCTGTTCCAATGTGTAGTTTTTTCCACTTCCTGCTGGTCCAGCAAGATAAACAGGAATGTCATTTTCTATGCAAGCCTTAATCATATCGAACTTACTGTGTTTTACTTCTTTGTTCCAATCCTCTTTTGGTTCTTCCTTTTTGACTTTCTTCTGTTCCTTCTTAACCTCTGGTATTCTTAACTCTACGCTACCATCAACAACTGCTCTGTCTTTCCTTCCTGCTCTGCGAAGTTCATCTGTTGTTCTATCTTCTGCTCGGAAGTTCTCTGGTTCTTTATACTGTGTTCCGAATCCGAGTTCATTGAATGTATACCAGTATAACACGCCCTGTATTTCAAAACAGTAGATACCCTGTTTCTTTAATTCTCTGATTTCCTTCGTATGCTTTCTAAATGTTCTTTTAATATCAACAACACCAAAATCTGTTTTTGTTTTAGCAACTACATGTTCCTCATCTTTTTTGATAACCTCTACAAATGTTCTTGTTTTCATTTTCCTCTTCTCCTTCACTGATTGTTTTGTTTTATCTCTTACCTTGTAACTATATTATAATATAACAATATATAAAAGTCAATAGTTATTTTAAAATATTTTTAATTTATTTTATACTTTTCAATATCTGTAATCTCTGTTTCTGCTAACTCCGCAGGAATCAAATACTCGCCCTTGTTCAGAACCCTTTCGTAAGTTCCCCTTCCAGAAGGTCTGCCGTATCCATACTCAAAACCACCTTTAGAACATTCTTCGCTACGTTCCCACACTGCAAAAACAACCCTTCTCAACATACTAGGATGAACCAACGGAAACGCTGTCTGCTTGATGTTCAACTTCTGTGCGGATGATTTTATGCGTAATTTGACAACACTTTTTGTCATTCCTTTTTCAGAACCAAACAGCACATCGAGGTTCACTCTATACCCTTGTTTTTCCATTCTGTTCACAAGTTGTAACACCTTTACACTTTCTGTTTTAATTGTAGAACTACTTACACAAGCAGAATAGGAACACATTTTGTTTATTGTAATCACCTTGTTTTTCTGTGAAACTGCTTTCTTGTTAATCATGTTTGTAGGAATCCCCTGCAAATATCTTGGTACAGAACATTGAAATCCTGCGACATCATAAACTGTTTTTTGTTTCATACTCGTACCTGTATTCTTTCCTGTATTCTTTGCTTCTACTCTTCCTTTGATTTCCCTTGTACCATGTTCCCATCCATGTAATAACAGGTCTTTTGCTTCCTCAAAATTCTCTGTCTCTGTGAAACTCTTGTCTCCGCTGATACTATCTGGTCCAGATGCTTTATTCTTAAAATTCGGATAAACTTCCTCTGTTTCTATAAAATGCACCAAATCTGTGATGTTCTGAAATTCTGTAACGCAAATCCCTTCATCTGTTCTATACTTTCTCATGTTCTTAACTCCTTCTCGTTTTGTTCTCCATTTCCTTTGTGACTATATCATAACACAACACAAAACAAATGTAAACACGTTTTGTTAAATTTCTTTGTTTTTGTTTTAATCTGTTATTGTTGCACCTTGAGTGTTTGCTAACCATCTCTGCTTAACTCTATGGTTATATTATACATTTATCTTGTTCTATTGTCAACCGCTTTTGTTGTAAAAGAAAAGGATTGATTTCTCAATCCTAAAACTTTTCATAATATTTTTTTGTTTTACTGTTCTCTGTATTCCAGAACTCTGTCACAAACATTTTAACTTCAATTTCTACATTGCACAATTTGATTTCTACATCCTGTTTCACATATTCTGGAAACATTGTTTCATACCAAGTTGCTCCATCTTTGAATGTATATGTTTTGTGATACCTTCCATATTCATCCATCTGACTTGTTTCGCAATCAAAATCATTTCTATGCTTTCTAAAAAATACGTCTTTATCATGTCTGTACTCTGTGTATGTAACTGTCATTTCTTGTTCCTCCTTCATTGAGTTGTTTTCTTCATTTCTTGATTATATAATAACATACGTTCAGAACAATGTCAATAGTTTTGTTTGAATTTGTTGCAATAAAATTAGGGCATGATTGTTCACACCCTAAATAGAATCCATTTTATCATCCTAGTCTCAATCTGGTTCTACACACTCAAAACATTCAAACAAATACCTACATCCTCTGCAACCATTCAGTTTGCATCCATTACAACTTTCTGCAATACATAACTTTGTTCCTGCAAGCGTACAACTAAATTCATCACACACTGGTTCATTTGTTTGTTCTTCTGTCATATCACACATACATTCCTTCCCATGTTCATCATAAAAACTATACATTAAAATTGTTCCTCCCTAAATTGCCTGTTATACACTTCTCTTATCATAGACACAGCACATTCTATGCCATCATTGTAGCCACCTTCTCTGTTTGTTATGTTTCCTTTCTTCCTTTTCTGTAACAATCTCTCCTTTAGTTCTATATATTCATCATGTGTCAAAATCGTTCCTCCTTTAACTTTTGTTTTGATTTTGGTAAATACCCATATAGGGCAATACAGTAAGAATCTGCTAGGTCGTCATTGATTTCACATGGTACTTTTTTCTTTACTATTTTATTACCCTCTGTGACCTCCATTTTGACGTCTATAATGCCTTTTTTACCTTTACCCTTATATTCTTTCACGATATACTTTAAAAGCCCCCTATCCCGTAAATAACAAACGGTACGGTACTTCTCTGGATTGATTCCATACGGATTGTCTAACGGTTTGCTACTTCCTACAATTTGAGACTTCCATGAGCGTGTATCAACACTGTACACTGGTATTTCATTGAAATAATGGAAGAAATCAATGATAGTGGCAATCAACGCTCCTGTTGACTTGATGTATGCTTCTGACAGGAAACCCTGTGAACGCAGACGGATACGCTCTGTTATCACTAATGGGTTCACTATATTATGGTCTATCATAATTTCATTTAGCGTGTTTTCAAGTGCTGTTCTTTTTTCTGAATTGTTATTGCAATATTCATACTCAAGGCTGAACATCTCAACAACTTCTTTGTTCTTTAATACCGTAATTCCTGTTCTTGTGTACGATTGGTCTATGCCTATCACATAATCATACAACCCTTTCACCTCCTTCTAATTGAACGGTAATAAGTTTTCTTCTTCCCATCGTTCAATCGCTCCCTTTTGTAACTTTCTTGCCTGTTCAATTCCATCTGCTCGTAATACTGTTATAATTCCTTCCCGAATCATTGTTTTGTTTTCTTTTGTTTCCATTCGCAACAGGTTCTCAACTCCTGTCAATCCATAACTGTTTTTGTGTTGATATACCACATATAGATTGTGGTAACCATATATGAGTATGTCCTTTCCCTCTATCCAATCATCGTCAACACACTCTTTCTGTTTCCATGTCAGATTATACAAACAACGCTTTTTAAAATGCTTTCCAACCATTCCAAGATAAATGTATCTGCATGATGGATTCTTTTCGGTTTTCCTCACTCCAAACACTGTCCCAAAACATAATTTGTTTGCTTCACTACATCCCATTTGTTTTAGTCCATTGTCTGAACTCAACCAACCTGCAATATGTCCCATGTATGCATGGTGATTTCTACAACCATATTTGTACATTACTCCTGTCTGTACCTTTTCTGTTCTATCCAGATAACAACAATTCGCACATACTATCCCCTTAGCCATTGTAAACACCCCTCCTTTGTTGTAAATACTGGATAATATTGTTTGTCCATCCCTCTATGTCCAGTATCAATGTTTGAATTTCTAAACATATAGAACTTTACATACTTGTTTACATCCACCGTCTTGTCATTCATGCAACGATTGATTTCACAGTTATATGTTACCCCATCTTTGTCAACTGTTGCTTTCACAACCTCTGCACGAAAAACTATGTTCTTTGTATATCCTTCCCTTTTTGAAGCAAACACTAGGAACAATTCAGTTCCTATGTCTACTAAGAGGTAAACCTTTTTCATCCCTTCTTGTTCTCCTTTCTGTGAGTTCACACCTTCCATACATTGTGCAGATGATGCAATCTTTCTCTGTAACTGTTCTTCCATACTTACATTTGTTTGCTCTTCTCGTTTTGTTATACATTCTTTTCCCTCGCATTCCATGCAATCCAGATAGGTTACATATAACCCCATTGGTCTGCAATATTTACTCATGTTGTTTTCTCCTGTTCTACCTATATAATAACATAAGGGTTGCACAAAGTCAACCCCTAAATGTAAATTATTTGTTTATTTCTTCAAATACAATTTGTTTCGGAAGTACATTATGACATATATACACACTACTGAATGGTGGGTTTAGACTAGGTTTTTGTTCTTCATAATTTTTAAAATAAGATACTCTTTTATTCAAATACATTATTTCAAATTTGTTATTACGAAACATTTCAAACCTTTTTTTGCTTTCAAACAACCCTACAACACCTACAAGCATTGCAAAAGGAACATTCAACTCAAACAACTTTTCAATTACTTCTGTTTTAACAGAATATGGAGGATTGCTTATGATATAATCAACATTTGCTTTCTTTAATTTAAAAAATCTTTTCCCATTTCAATATGCGTATTTAATACTTCATGTCCTTCGTTTCTTAGCACTTCTACAAATTTACTTTGTTCTGTGTCAAAAGGACATAATATTTTTGAACTAGGTTTTATATACTTTAACAATGGTTTTATTGCATACTCTGGTGTATAAAACTCATCATCTTTACTGCCTGCAACGATATCCATCTTCATTTTAACCGCTCCTTTTTCCTTCCATAGCATACTTCACGCATCGGACATTGTTCTGCCATCTTGCATTGATACCCTGTACACTTTTCATGTCTCTGTACAAGTTTTCCTTTTGTCTCAAGTCTGTGTTTATAATACTGTACTTTCTCCAACCTTGCTATGTATGGCTCGACTTCTTTGTAATTGAACTTATACAAATATACTTTTATTTCTTGTGTGTTCTTATCCTCACACAAAACAAAACCATCATGGATGTCTGTTAAATACATATACAACTGTAACTGCTTCCTTCCAGATACATGATATTTCTGTTTTTTAAACTGGAACGTGTTTACTGACTTTATTTCTCCAACCATTTCTACGCCGTCTATATCACAAATAATGTCTGGCGTATAGGAAAGGTCAAATTCTTCATTGAATCTGCTATAATCACAATCTAACGGTTCTGCATACCCTCCACGAATAAACAAGCGTTGCCACTTTTCATGGATTGCATCACCCTCCGAAAATATCCGCTTCAATCCAACTGGTACTTGTTCTCCCTGTGCCTGTTTGTAAAACAAACTCAACACTTGCTGTCTGTAACAAAACTTATCATCGGAAACAATAATAGCACTTGCATGAAGTCCTTTTCTCTCTGCTGTTTCCTGCCCCCTTGTCATTACTGATTTTAAGAACTGCAATTCCTTCTTTATATCCTTATCCAGATAATGCAATGCGTTCAACTTATGTTCCAATTCTGCTTCTTGACTGCTTTGTATCTTTGTTCGATTCCCTTCTGCTTCTCGTTTGATTTCGTCCATCAATCCCATTTGTTTTGTTCTCCTTCTTTTCTCTATGATACCACATGGACAGAAATAATGCAAGCACTTTTGTAACCTGTGGTAGTGCAGAATCTCTTCACTGCTTTCAGTTTTGTTTCCGCATAAACGAAAAACCTATGTTCTGCACTACCATCACCAATGTATGTTCTGTTAAATCTGATACAATAAAAGTGCATCAACCTTCTAACATTTCCTTATACATTCTTTTGTGTTCTTCCATTATTTCTTTTCGCACTCTGTCAAGGTCTGCAAAATCCACAAACCCCCTGTCATAAAACAAAGGTATCTCGCACTCGCCTTTTGGATTGCAAACCTTTGACTTGACAACTTTGCACTTCATAATCATGCCAATTGTTTCTTTGCTTGCACTATTATAAGGGTTATGGTTCGGAATGTCAATATAACCTTTTCTTGCAACCTGTATTCTAAGACTTGCGCTATGTTTCAACTTATGACCGCCGGGTGTCTGTATGTTATCTCCAAAAGGCAATGCGTTCATCTTATCCCGAATCTGGTTTATAAACACAACCGTTGTTCCTGTTTGTTCAATTACATCTTCAAGCGTAGGTAGGTATTTGTCCATGAGCCTTGCAACTCCCCCTATCCTCATTTCTTGTTCACTATCTGTGTTCACTGCTTTTCTGATTTTGTCAATATCATCTTTCGGTTGCATAGATGGAACACTATCAATCACAATCATGGGTATACCCTCTTCCGCAAATCTGATTGCCCTGTTGAAAGCCTTTTCCCCATACCTTGCTCTGTATACCAACATCTGTTTTGGTGTGTTTCCAAACAACCTTGCTCTGTTCGCATCAAACGTACCTTCAATCGGAATGTCAAGGCACATTTCATGCTGGGCGCAGAACTGATACGCAAGCGTTGTTTTCCCTGCTGATTCTGCTCCAAATATTTCTATTGTTCTTCCTTTCGGTATTCCTCCACCTATGATAGCATCTAGGTCTGGAAGCCCTGTACTCCAACGTGGTATTCGTAACACTCCGTTTTTACTTCCCAAACTGTAAACCGTTCCTTCTCCTTCTTTCTTTGCAATCTCGGAACACAACTTCATAATTCCTGCTTTGTTGATTCCCTTTGTTTTGTTAGCCATCTTTCAATCTCTCCATTTCTTTCTCGCTGATTCCAACAATTCCTGCACTGTCCTTACTCTCTGTCGGTCTGAAAAATGCACCATCTTTCTGTGGGTACATAAATTCAAACATAAGGTAGTTCATAGCATCGAGCAAATATTCCTTGTTCCCTGTTCTGTTATACGCTTCTATGCACTTGTCATGACTTCCTAATGCGCTGACATATCCTCTGCCAAAGTTACGTCTCGCAGAACCATATTTGTAAAAAGATGTTTCCACTCTGTTCTGTCTCAATTCATCAACCTTGTGCGAATACTCATGTTTTGGTATATACTGTTCCATTTTCTCACCACCTTTGTTTTGTACGTTTCACATGAAACATTTTAACGCCCCAACAAACTGCTGTTATATTTTACCACCCTTGACAGGTAACGCCGCTTGTTAAACTCCAATGCTCCCTGTTCCTTTAAAATGTCAATTACTCTTGTTGTTACTGTTCTTCCTTTGCACCTGTCATAAAAATCATCATAATCTCGGAATACTCCATGTTCCTTTCTTTCGTGTTCGATTGCTTCTGCCGCTTTTTCTCCGATTCCCTTAATGATGTTCAACCCTTGCTGTATAACATTTTCCCCATCCATCATACGCATACTTGTTTCTGCTGTATAATTCACATGAGGTAACATCACAACCGCATTGTCCTTCACCGCAAACTGTGAATACTTGTGTAAATCTGCCTCATTCCCTGCATACTTCATTTTGACATACCAGAACTCAGCAGGATGGTGTATCTTATACCACATCTGGTCTACACTGATAATCGTGTACCCTGTGCTGTGTCCCTTATTGAAACCATAAATAAGCATACTCGCCCAAATCTCTGTTGCCTGTTCCTTCGTAAGTCCTTCACTTCTACAACCTTTGAAAAAGTCTTTCTTCATCTGTTCAATGATTGGTATATACTCTGGTTTGTTCTGATTCTCTGCCTTTTTCATAATCTTTAGCAAATCAAAACTTTGCTGTGGTGTCAGATGCCCCAATTTCTGTGCAACCTCAACCGTCTGTTCTTGGTACAACATCGTTCCGTATGTTTCTTTCGTATACTTATAGTACGGTGTACTTCTGTCTACATTTCCAGACAATTTGTTATATGCGTATGTTTCGTGCATCTTTAATTGTAACGGTGCTGGTCTGTTCAACGCATTAACCGCAATCACATCTTCAATGCAATCACACTGTATCATGTCCAGAATCTTCTTTGGTGCTGATTTCTCCATCTGAAATATACCGTCTGTTTTCCCATCTCGAAAACTCTCATATATTTCTTGTTCCTCTCTATCTTCATCTGTAACAACATGATGTGTATACTCTTCCAACTCTCGCAACTCTGACATTGTTTTAAGTCCTAACATATCGAACTTTGTACAATTGATATGTTCCAAATCATTAAGGTCATAACTACTGCTGAACATATCGCCCTTGCGAATCACTGCTGTATAATTCGATATATCAGAACCAACCACTGCCACTCCTGCGGCATGTTTTCCTAAATATCGAATTTTCCCAAATAACTTGGAAAAGTGTTTCATAATGTTATCATACTGGCTGTTATACTCTTCTGTTCTTTCATCCTCCATAAGTAACTGCATGTTCAATCTTCCATCCTCTTCATACTCTCGTATAAATCGTTTGATTTCTGCAACTACCTTTTTGTTTTGTTCCTTGTCATACTCGTCTAATTCCTTTCCGCTTGTAGGCAACCCACATACCCCTGCAAGGTCATTCACAAGGTTGTCAATCTTATATTCCCCATAGGAACATATCTGTACTGCTTTCCCTTTATACTTGTTCACAACATAGTCAATCACATCTTGTCGTCTATCTGTTTCAAAATCAACGTCTATGTCTGGTAACTTCTTTTTCTCTTTCCTCATAAATCGGCTAAAATCAAGTTTGTACTTAATACTGTCAACATCTGTTATCCCAATTGCATACGCAACCAAACAATTGCAAGCAGAACCTCTCCCCGGTCCAACTGCTATGTTATGTTCTCTCGCCCAATTTACATAGTCTTGTACCATGAGGAAATAATCATCAAACCCATGATAATGTATCACATCAAGTTCCTGTTTACATCTCTGTATGTACTGTTTTGTGTTCTTCCCTCGCTTCTTCAATCCTCTTTGTACCATCTTACGCAACACTGTTTCGCTTGATTCTCCATTTGTTTCAATCTTAGGCAGAACCAACTCACATTGCGAAAGTATATCTTCTTCCACGCTGTCCTGTAACTTCTTTAAGTTGTCAACGAACATTTCTGCAACCTTAAAGGCATCCTTAAACTTGTTCTTGTAGATTGTTGCAAATCGTTCTTCTATTTCATACTCGCTAGGCATATACCTTTCTGAATATGTGTTCTTTACATCAAGTGTTGTTTTTCCGATTTCGTGCATCTTGCAATAAGTGTCAAAATCTTCTTTGCTTCCAAAATGGCTGTCTGATGTTAGTATACACTTGATTTTCCGTTCCCTTGCTAACTTCATCAAAGCATAATCTGTTTTCTGTTGTGTTCCCTTTTTGTCAATCTTGTATGGCTGAATCTCCACATACAGGTTGTTACCAAAAATATCCTTGAACTTGTCAAGCAACTTTCCTGCTGTTTCAACATTGCCATTTACAATCGCTTGGCTTGTTGCTGATGCAATACAAGCAGTAGAACATATCAACCCATCTGCATACTTCTCCAACAATCCAAAATCAACAATTGGTTTGTAATAGAATTGTTCTACATTTGCTTCTGTCATAATATGACACAAGTTTTCATATCCTGTTTTGTTTTGTGCAAACAAACATAAATGGTAAGACTTTCTCTGTGGATTCTTTTTGTTAAACTTTGGTTGGAAATAAACTTCACACCCTAATATTGGTTTGATTCCTACCTCCTTACACGCCAACCAGTGTTGCACCAACCCTGTTATGTTTCCATGATTGCTCAACCCTAATGCTGTATATCCCAATTCCTTTGCCCTTCTCGCTAATTCAATTGGTTTTCCGAATCCATCAAAGAAAGAAGTTTCGTCATGTCTGTGTAAATCAAAATAATTACCCACTTCTGTTGTTCTCCTTCCTTACTCCTTTATTATAACAAAAGGGCTGACATTTTGTCAACCCCTAACTGTTCTTGTTTGTTCTAATCTTCCCAATCATCGTCGGAATCTTCATCATCCCAATCGTCAGAATCTTCCTCGTCTGCTTCTTCCAGAAGGTCAATGTAATATTCTTTTGTTTTCTTTGGCTTGCACTCAATGTCTCTGTCCTTACACAACTGGAACAACTCTTTTGCTGTCATACTCTCGTAATCCTGTTCTTCCTCTTCATCATCCCAATCGTCATTGTCGTCCTCTGGTTCATTCATCTTTCCTTTTAGCGGCTTATTATTTGACTTTGCACCCTTATTTTTGTTTCTCTTCGGTGCTTCGTCCTCGTCCTCAAAATCTTCGGAATTGTCCGCAGGATAAGCCTTGTCAATACATTTCAACATTGCCTGTTCGGACATTGGTTTTACTTTTGTGTTTCGGAACTTCATCTTTTCCAGAGGAATCACACTGTATGTTGTGTTCTGCCCTTTTCCGATTCTCTTAATCTCATAATCTCTGTCGCACAATGTTCCATAACTTTCATACAGAGATGCAAGCGCAGGAACAGGAGAGCAATTGTTTACCGCCGCCATGAGCAATTTAACTTCCTTGCTTTCATAATCATATACGCTCCACACATACATGTTTCTTGTCCGTAAATCCTCATTCTCACAATACTCGCAATCCCTTCCAAACACCTCTTGGCATGGAACATTGATTCCCAACTGGAAACTGTCATGGAAAGATACTTCAAGTCCATCTTCCATATCGGTGAGGAATCTTACTCTTACCTTGCTGTCCTCTTTGAAAAACAAGAACTTGCCTTTGCTTGTTCCGCTTTTCTTAATCTCATTCTTGATGTTTGCTAATTTGATTTTTCCCATTTTTTGTTCTTCCTTTCTTGTTTGTTTTACTTTTTGTTGAATTGAATGTCGAACCCATCCAGACGAATTGCACAAAACTCTTTTGGGTTAATCATATACCCACCAAAAGATATGTATGCTGTTGTTCCTTGGTAATAACAATTCTTTACAACCTGTTCAATCTGTTCAATTGTTTCTTTCTGTACTTCCTTCGCTTCTCTTGCTAGTTCCTTCATCAATTCTTTGTCAAACTCTGTTTTGTCAAGTTCTCTTGCAAATCCTATCACTTGTGTATATTCCTTGCACAACTCTTTGTATTCTTGACTATCTTCATTATAACTCTGTTCTATTACCTTGTCAATCCGTAATTCCTTCATGGTCTGTGCATGGAACAGCGTCATTCCCATCATCAACTTAAAACTAACTGTCACGTTTATAAGCCCTCCTTGTCCGTCTGATTGCCATTTTTAACTCTTGTTCCGACATTTCCCCTGCATCCTTTACTCCATCTGGATAATCAAACCTTACCACATGGAAAAACCGTTTTAAATACTCTGTACCCTTATTCCCTGCTTTGTCATTATCCAGAGCAGACACAACCGTTGTCACTCCTTTATCTTTCAACTTCTGTACTTGTTCATCTGATATATGCCATCCCAAAATAGCAACAACATTCTTAATGTGTCCTCTTGTTCTCAAACTAAGGTAATCCATAAACCCCTCGCAAACAAACACCACTTTGTTTTGTTCATATGTTCCGCACAATGTATCTCGTTTTCTAAAACCATCATTGTATAAATACTTGCGCTTTTTTTCAACATACTTGTTCATAGTTCTGCCAACCCATCCTTTGAACTCCCCATTGTCTAATATTGGGAACAAAAACGGATAAGCAATATTATAGTTTGTTTTACAATGTGCAATGTTCAATGCTCTTTCATCAAATCCCCTTTGTTTCATATACTGTAAAACTTCATGTTCTTCTTTTGTGTGTATGTCATTCCAATCAACAGTTCGTAGTCCATAATAATAGTCATGTGCTTCATTCAAGGCTTGCTTGTTCTGCAATCTCCTTTTCTTCTTATACTTCACATTTAACTTTTTTACTTCATCACTGTTTAATATTTGTTCCAACAAAACACACGCTTGTAACTCATTTAATTCTGGATGTACCTTCCTCACAAAGTCTAGGGCATTTCCCTTTGCTTCACATCCAAAACAGAAGAAAGAACCATCTGTTAGGCACACCCTCATGGAAGGGTTTATATCCTCATGGAAAGGGCAAATGATGTTAAAATCAGAACTTACGACATCTGCAATCAGTCCATAATAGATAAGCACTTTTGCTAGTTCTTTCCCTCCATATTCTCTCGTCATGTTACCTCTTTAACTCTGTGATTCTGATGTATGGCTCTCCCATCTTCACAGCGTAACAACCTTCTATGTCTTTTGTTTTCAATGCCCCTGTTTCATAGTAGGTGTCAAGTTTTGTTTCGTCAAGTTCTTCTGTCACATCAATGAACCTTTTGAACTTCTTTGGGTCAACTCCACATGTTTTTAAATACCGAATCAATCCCTGCATATCATTTACTGTATATGTTTTGTTCACAACCTCACTGTATATGTCTTTCCCGACCTTCTGTTTTAACTTGTCCAGCAACCATGTCACTTTTTTTGTCCTTACTCTTGTTACATTCAATTTCACATGGTTTGTATAATATCCTTCCCCCTCGTCAAGTTCTATTTCAAAACTGTTCTGTCCTTTTGGGAGACTTGTAAACATGAAATTTGAAATGGCAAGTTGTTCTTTCTTCCTCACCTCTTCATAGTATTTGTCAAACTGTTTCTTCTCCTGTTGTGCATCATACAACTTTCTTACGCTGTCTTTAATCAGCAACATTGTTTTCTGCAAATCTTTCATTGATAAGCACCTTGCCTTTCTCTGTTCTCTGTTCTTTCAGATACATTGCAATGTCCTTCGGGTAGGAACAATTCTTCGCACTTCCCTTAATGTAAAGTAATTCATCAAAGGAAAGTTCTTTCTCCGTTCCTAACAGAGTAACGATTCTGACAAGTTCTTTCTTTCTGTTGATTCCCACAACCTTCGCTGTTCTTAACTTCTTGTAAATCTGTCCGTTTCTCGCTTCTACATAGTGGACAAACACAACATAACTGCCAACCTTTAACTCGTTGTCATAGATTTCCTGTTTCTTTCTGTTTCCATACTTCTGTTCGATTTCTTCCAGTGTTTTTGCATACACAATGTAACCATCTTCTTTTGTTTCAACCTTTGGTGTGTTCTCACAATGAGCATGTTCACACTCTGCACAAGTCTCCACCTTCTCACATTCTGCATCACCCCATGCTTCGTCACCTTCGGGGTCTACCAGAGTTTCCTGTCCTGCTTCGTCAATTGCTTTCTTAATGTCTGCATCAATATCAGCCTGTTCTGCATCCCACTTTGTAAGTCTCTCGATTAACTCTGGTTTTGTGAACTTATGTCCTTTACTCTCCAACGTAAGCCCACGCTTTCTGCTCTCTTCCCTTAACTCCTTCACTGTCATTTCTTCAAATGTTTTGTTCATTGTTTGTTCTCCTTTTCTGTTTGATTGAATTTATTTACTTTATACTTTTATTATACTACCGACATACCACAGTGTCAATCGTCAAATTCCAAAAAATGCAAGGAATATTCTCAATAAAAATGGGAACATGATTGTAGACATTGCCCCTAATAGCATTTCAAATTCTTCCCATGTAATACCCCATTCTTTCCAGAACCTCTGGAACTTCCTTTTTAACCTACGCTTCTGTAATGGTGTCATTGTTCTGTTCACTCCTTATTTTGTTTTCTTTTCTATGGTTCTATTGTATCATAGGGTGCTGAACTTGTCAACACCCATTTTTGTTTCTACCAAGCAAACATATCAACATAACTATTTCTGAATGTGGATGTCTCTCCATTCTCAAAATATAACACAAGGTATTCGTGCATATCATCTATGCAACTTTCATCTGTGTGTGTTTCGATTTCCTTCGCCTGTTCTCCTGCAACTACTTCAAACCCGATTACGTTTTCATACTCCACAACCTTTTGGTTTTCAAATACTTCTTCGCTTGCTGTGTACTTGCACTCACTGTAAATGTTTAACTCCACATGTTTTGTTCTTGTAAATCTCTGCATCATTGTTTTGTTCTCCTTCTCGTTTTGTTTTCTCTCTTGGGAAATTCCTTCCCTTAACTTGATTCTATCTTATCACACTTTTCTGTGTTCGTCAATACGTTTTTTTGTAAAAATTCAAAAAAAATAAGCCTACCTATAACAATTACAAGTAAGCCTATTTCATGTTCTTTGTTTTGTTCTTTTCATGTTCTCACACTCTTGTTTTATTTCTGCACTTTCAACTTCTTCATTTTCTCTTTGTACTCTTCATGGATTTTCTTCTGTATCTCCATAATGTACAGAACATCATAACCTGTTCCGTTGAGTTCCTCACACATTCTGTAAATCTTTTTGAGTTCATGTTGCACATCTTCAAGATAACACATCATCAAATTGTAATCAATGAGCCATCCCTTTTCATAGAACACACAACACACTGCTTCGTATAGATACATTTGTTTGCAATATCTGTGAACACAAACAAACTTCCATCTAGGTCTATCATACTCGCTTTTGCTTCATCATAACTTGATACTGGTCTACCTTTGATAATTTGCATTGTTCCCATCTGCTGATTGTTCTGCATCTGATAACTTGGTTGATATGCTCCACCATTGTATTGCTGTTCCATCTGGTTCAATCTATTCTGTGTCAACTGCTGTTGATATGGACTTACTCCATATGGTGTATAATTGTTATACATCTTCATTACCTCCTTTTGTTTTACTTCTCTGTTTGTTTGTGATTCTATTATACTATGGGTAAATATATTGAAATATAAATAAAGTATACGTTAAGTATCTCTAAAGAATTGCAACAAAAAAGGAGGGCAAAACCCTCCTTCTGTTTAAAACATCCTGCCAATTTTCATCAGCATTTTACTATGTTTCTTTTTAACTGTTATCTCTGACATTCCTAACTCGTCTGCGATAAATGCCATTGTTTTCTGTTCCTTGTAATGCAACCACAATATTTGTTTCTCTTCTTCACTCAACATTGTTTGTTCAATTAAACTTTCAAAGTCTTTGACAGAACTAATCTGTTTTAATTTCTTTCTTGTTCTTGCATTGTCTTTATCCATGCGAACCATTCCCTATAAACTTGCCACAAGTAGGACATTTATGCGGATTTCCACCAGACTTGTTTCTGGACTTTCCGACTTTCACTGTCTTTGTTGTCCGAACCTTTGTGACTTTTATTCTTGCTTTAGAAGGCATATTGTTTTACCTCCTTTCTATTGTTCATTATGTGTTGCACTATCGTTATATTGATTTCCCTGTACTTCGTTGTATTCTGCATTTGCATTATCTCCTTCTGTACTCAAATCAACATCTTGTGTCTCTTGTTCTGTTGTTACATAATCGAACTGACTTTCATACCAAATAAAACCAGAATAACCAACGATTGCTTCAAGGAACATTAACACAATAAGCAACACGATTATTTTGTCTTTTCTCTTGTTTGATTTCCCCACTTCTTTCTGTGAATCAATCAACACTTTTTCAAATTCATTCATGCAACTCATCCTTTCTTTTGCATTTATTCAGCAGTAGCATTTATTATCTTTTCAACTACAATTCGTATTTTGTATTCTCCCTTCCAACTTAATGCTCCGCTTGGTGACTCCCCTCCAAATCTAACGGTGTCTCCTGCTTCCAACTCTGCCCATGTCCAAAAGTCATTACTTCCAGTTGTCCATTCATACAACACACCCATCCCTGTTCCTTTAATTTTTTTAAGCATTGCACTTTTTATGTAACAATTATCTTGTGTAAATCCATCTGGTAAAGAATATGCACTTGTTACGAAATATGTTCCACCAGATTCTTCATGCACCCATTCCATAACTGCTGTGTTTCCAATTATGTTTGTTTCAACTTCTGTTTTTACATCATCAATCTTTTGGTCTAAATCATCAATCTGTGTTTGTAGACTTCCTGCAACATCCGATGTAAGTTTTCCCTGTATTGTGTTAAACCATTCATTGAACTGTGCTTCTAACTGTGTGAACATTTCTCCTGCATCAATCTGGTCTACTGTTCCTGTCACAAATCCGCAATAATCTTCATACGGTCTTTGGTCTGCTATCATTCCTTCTGTAATTGAACTAACACCAACACCAAGGCTAATGCTTGCAACAATCAATTCATGCACAACACCATTGTTCACAGGCACAATACTTGAAACCTGTTCTTTCTTTTTTGCTGTTATAACTCTATTTGTTTTGTCAAGTGTAACCGCAATAACATCTGTTATTGCATAACTTGTTCCATTTGGTGACAATGTAAAGTCCATGTCTTCTGAAAGTTTGTACCAATATCCATCAATGAAAGCATTTCCTTTTTTCAATGTTACTGTCAACCCACTCTTAGGCACAACTTTCAACTGATTCATTGGGTCTGCAAAAACTCCGTTCCCAATAAACAATGCAAAATACTCTGCAAAATCATTCGCATCATATACTCTGTCATATGTTCCACCAGATTCTAATGCATTAAAAAAACCACTTGTTTCTGCCATTGTTTTGTTCTCTCCTTTCTTTTCTTAAAAATATTATACAATACATATTATGTTCTGTCAATCGTTATTTCCATTTTCCCACTACTCTAACAGAAACTTTTGCTGTAAATGCTTGTAATGTTGTTGTGTTATATCTTGCTATTGACATTGCTGATAAATGTTCCTTATCTGCATTTGTTCCAATTACAAACAAATATTCACCAGCACCGGGAGCAGGAGATGCTATAACCTCTGGTTTATCTTCAATAAGTACAACTGGAAATCCTGTATCACTAACTGGAAACCGAAATTCTTTCCACGCCGTTGCTGTTGTTTGTGATGTATTCATCGTTCCAGAAAACTCTATAACTCCTTCCATCTCTATTTTTCCATCGCTCCACTTTCTGTAATTCCAAACCTTATATTTGCCAGATTCTATAACATATGCAGAAATATCATTTACTTTTTGTTCCATTTTTATTGTTTTGTTTTCCAGATACTTTATATTGCTATCATTTGTTTCAGACTTCTGTATTGCATCCTTGATTTGTTCCACTGGGTCACGATTGACCTTGCCATAAGTAAAATCAATATCTACTACTTTTCTTGTTCCTTCTACTGTTACTGTTACTTCTGTTACCTGTGCATCTACTGTGATTCCAAGTTCATTGTCAATAACTGTAACAAAATCTCCCTTGTAATAATCTTTTCCATATTCATATTGGTTGTTTGCTTCTGTTATTGTTGAAGAATAAGAACGCTCAACTGTGTTCTCTGTTGCCTTTTCATTTGCCCTTTGTTTTATCAGTTTTTCATATTCTTCGCTTGTAATTACATTTCCATCAGAATCCTCGCTCTGAATATCTCTTGCATCAATCCATAACTCTCTGCATCCCCATCCCTTTTTGTTCTTTGTTTCAACTCCTGCGTTAATTCCTATTTCATACCACTTACGTTCCTGTTCTTCTCCTTCTCCTGCAACATAAGCAATGTTTTTGTACTTCTCTGTTTCGTGGTCATAAGTTGTTCTTGCAATATTACTCAATGATTGTGAAAACACAACAGGTCTGTTTCCTTGTTTGTTTCCTTTTCTTCTATCTTTTCCTGCACTGATTTTCAACTCCCACTCTGATATGTTTGTTTCTACACCATCAACAATGTGCTTTGTTCTTACAATCGGTGTAAAGAAAATACCAAGTTTGTCCTGCTCTAATACTGGTTGAACCTCATCCCAAACATACCCACCTGTTATTTGTTTATCCACCTTACTGCAAATACTGTTTAAATATGTTTCATCATCATACTGTATATCAATATTCACATATCTATTTTTTGTTGCATCTTTTACAATGTTCTGGTATATTAACTCTCTTACATATTGTGCTGTATTTCCACTAAATGTAAGTGTTCCATTGACTACCCTTTCTGTAAATAATACAGGTGCTAACTTTCCTGTTATTTCAAGAACTTTTTCAAACTCACTGTCACTGTCCTTTTTTACACTGTCTATTCTTCCAAATGTTTTGCCATCAAACAACACATAATATTGTTCTGTTTCATCCATAAGGTATAAATTTTCTTTTTCTATTCTTACATTAAGTTTAAATGTTCCGACTTCTCTAAACTTATCCACATATTGCGAAAATGTGTATTTTCTAAGGATGTCAACTTTTTTCAAATTACTATCAAGTATTTCTATCATGTCCTACATCCCCCTAATATTAAAATATCGTTCCATAAATTCTATGGTAACTTCTATGTTGTTTTTATATTCCTCATCCACTTCATATGCATAATAGTTAGAACCCTGTTTTATTTGTATGAACTCACTGCCAACAGAGATGTCCCCAATCAGCGAAACATCAGTAGAAGTTGTCGCAACATGATGTATTGCATTTTCTTCTCCAATGCTTGTTGTGATTGTAATATAATCTCCATCTTGCAATGTTACATTGTCAAATGATATAAACTGCCCTGTGTTCACATTATATATTTTTGGGTCTTTTACCACACCACCACTTGCACCAACCTTGATTGTACACCCTACATCACTGTTTCCATCATTGGTAATGTTTATACTCTGTCTTCTCATAATCTTACCAAATACCACCTTTTCTGGTGGAATAATCAATGGGAAATGAAATTCCCCAACAGTTGTTGCAAGTTCAACCATTTTGCTTGTTGAATAAAACAATGGACTGTAACACTCAAACTCTAATTCAAAATAACACATAATCTCATTGTTTTCTTTTTCTTTTGTTGAATACTTTGGTGGCTGTGTTGGTCTTCCAATAATATAATAATCATTTGCTTCTATGATAACATCTTGATACACAGAGAACATTTTGTCAAGTTCTATTTTGCTTTCTTCAATCTGTTGTTCCTGTTCTTTTAGGTATTCACTCCATTTTTTCCCCAATGAACTAATTTTTGATGTATCAGCAACAACATATCCTGTTACAGTGGGTTTTCTTGTTCCCACTGTAACACCTGCTAATGTCTGTCCAACTTGATATGGAACTCTGTAATTTTCCATCGAAATAGAAGGAGAATCCCAATCAATCTCATCAAGCACAAATACTTTTGCACTTTTTTCTATTGTTATTTCTTTTTGCGTTATTACATTTCTGCACTTGATACTCTCTATCAACTGTTATACCTCCTTTAAATTCCGAACAATAATTCTTTCTTTGCTTTCTTCATCTGTCTTGCATACTCATAAGGTGTCGGTTTCGTGTTATAGAAATTGAATGTATCTCCACCCTGTCCTGTTCTACCTTCATTATACTCCCTGTTCTGTTGTTTTGTCAATACCCTTTCTCCTTCATGTAACTCTGCAACATATCCATTATACGGAACATAATCAAGACCATTTGCGTGTTTACCATCTACTGACCTTGCCGCAGACTTCGCATCATTCGCACCAGAAACAATATTCTTGAATCCATCAACAATGCCACCAACAAAATCCCCAATCTTTCCTGCGAAATCAGAAACCCAACCAAGTATGCTATCTCCGATGCTCTTAATTCCGTTCCACAAACTCTGGAATATGTTTCGTCCTGCATTGTACAACTGTGAACCAATTGCAGAAACCTTACTAGGTATTTGCTGAATGATTCCCCAAACCTTGCTAGGTAGACTTGTAATAAAACTAATAAAACTATTTACAAAGTTTGTTGCTACCGACCTTGCCTGTGAAACCATGTTAGCACCCCATGAAATCACATTGGACACCGTAGAAGTGAGCCACGCCCATATTCTACTAGGTAACTGTGAAATCCATTCTATTGCGCCGTTTACGAAGTTTGAAGCCGCCAACACAGCATTGTTATACATCTCAACGCCCCAATTGATAACATTTGTTACCACTCCTGTCAGCCATTCCCAAATCCTGCTAGGCAACTGTGCAAACCATTGTATGATACCTTCTATAATCAAAGGCAGTTCTGTTGTTATCCATGTCCACAAATTTGTTGCGAACAAATAGAAATATCCAATCAATTCTCCGATTGCATACCCTATCATGTATGGTAATTGTTCAAACCACTGCACAATACTATTGATTGCATTTGGTATTGTCTCATTCACAAAAGTGTTAAATGCTTCTGGGACTGTTACTGTGAAGAACTCTATGATGTTATCAACAAACCCTTGTACCGCTTCAATTGCGCTGTTAAATGCGTTTGGTATTGTTTCGGTAAAGAATGAAACAATAACATCAATCGCACCAGATAACAATTCTGGTATCTGCCCGAACAAATCAGACAATGTATCGAAAAAGTTCTGGAATCCTTCTGCCGCCTTTTCAAATCCAAGTTTGTTTAATATCTCTGAACCAATGTCACCAATCACGCTAAGTATGTTACTTCCAAGATTTGCAAATGTTTCAACAATTCCAGACACAACCCCTTTTACACCTTCGCCAAGTTGTTCCCAGTTTCCTGTAAACAATCCAATAAAAATGTCCATGACAGAAAGTATCTGATTAAATACTCCATCTAATACGATTGCGATTGTATTGAAAGCACCTTCAAACACTGGCGCAAGAATATCACACAATGCAAGCCATACTGCTTTGATTACCTCTGTTATGCTTTCAAAATCAAAACCTAGTGCATTAATACGCTCCACAACCCCATCAAAAAAACCATCAATTGATATTTTAATTTTGTTCCAAATTTGCGTCATTTTGTTACGGAAATCTTCGTTTGTTTTCCACAACGTGACAAATGCACCTATCAGAACAGCCACAACCGCAACAACTGCCATAATAGGGGCTAACATTCCACCAAACCCTGTGGAGATTCCTGCAACAAGTTTTGGGATTCCTCCCATCTGTGTTGCCAACCCTGCGTAACCTGCTTTCACAAGGTCAACACTTGTTTTAATTGTTGTCATTGTTGTTCCGAACAACTTAAATGCTTTTACTACTGTTGAAACAACTGAAATCACTTTTGCAAGAATCAATAACACTGGACCTATTGCCGCAAGTATCAATCCAAACTTAACAATCTGGTCTTGTTCTTCTTCCGACAAACTGTTGAACTTCTCCACAAGTCCTGTTATCCACTCTGCTAACTTTCTGATATACGGTGTAAGTTTTTCTCCTATCAGAATCCCTGCTGATTCTAACGCACCTTTTAATTGTTCTACTGCACCTGCTGTGTTATCCATCATAACAGATGCCATGTCCTCTGCCGCACCATTCGCATTGTTTATCTCGTCTGTTAATTTCTGGAAATCTTCATCCGAAGCATTGACGATTGCCAACAATCCAGACATTCCCTCTTGTCCTGCCAACATAGCCGCATACTGCGCTTTTTGTTCTTCTGTCAATCCTGCAAACTTCTCTCGCAACTCCACCATTGTTTGGCTCAACGGTTTCATTGTTCCATCTGCATTTGTTATACTGATTCCAAGTTCTTCTACTGCGTCCTTCGCTTCTCCAACAGGTTTTGCCAACCTTGTTATGGTAGAACGTAACGCTGTTCCTGCTTGACTTCCCTTGATTCCACTGTTTGCCATCAATCCAATAGCAACCGCTGTGTCCTCTATGCTGTAACCTAACGCCCCTGCCACTGGCGCAACATACTTGAATGTTTCCCCCATCAAACCAACATTTGTGTTTGACTTGGAACTTGCTTGTGCAAGAACATCTGCAAAGTGCGCTGAATCACTTGCCTGTAAACCAAACGCTGTTAATGCGTCTGTAACAATATCAGATGTTGTTGCTAAATCCTCACCAGATGCCGCCGCTAAGTCCATGATTCCTGCAATACCATCCATCATTTGTGACGCATCCCAACCAGCCATAGCCATGTACTTAAATGCGTCTGCTGAATCACTTGCAGAGAACTTTGTTTTAGCACCCATCTCAATTGCTTTGTCTCTTAACGCATCAAACTCTGAACCAGTAGCACCAGAAATCGCCTTGACCTCTGACATTCCTGCTTCAAAGTCTGTTGCTGTTTTCACTGCCGCCGCACCAACTCCAACAATCGGTAATGTTACGTTTTTCGATAACAAACCTCCTGTTGTTTTAAAGGCACTCGACAAACCGTTCAACTTTTGTTCTGCTGTTGCTGACTTGTCCCCGAATACCTTTAAATCATTATAAGCGGAAACAAATCCCTTTGAAAACTTTGAGGTATCGAGTTCAAGGTATGCAATAGCAGTTCCCATATTAACTGCCATGTTTACCCTCCATACGCTTTGTAAAAATCTTTGAAATTACTGTAATGTTTTGGTTCTTCCGCTTGTTCTCTCTGTTCTATGTAATAGGGTTTTTCATCGTTCTGCAACCTCGCTAGAATCTCGCAACATGCTTCATTAAAACAAAAAGCAGTATAACTATCCTCTATCCCTAGAATAACACTAGGCAGACAGCCATACTGCTTTGACATAGCGAGGACGCTCTCTATTTTCCTACTCTGTACGAAAGGATTCTAATGCCTTTACCCCCTGCTGTGCATAGTTGAAAATGAACATCATCTGTTCGTCCGTCAACTCGATTCCTGCATCTTTGATTTCTGAATATGTAGGTTCTACAAATGTTTCCTGTGCCATCAACTCCAACACATCAAACATTTGTGCCATCATGTTTTCTTCATCGGGGTCAAACCCTGTTCCATCCTGTACAAACAATTCATTTGCACGAACAAGCAATGTGTTTGGTATCTTTCCCTGTTTCACCATTCCAAGAAGGGAAGGTCTTTTCAATCTCGCAACAAAAGGCTGACCTTCTGCAAAGCAAGGAAGTTCTACCAATGTTCCATTGGAATACTGTTTCAATTCCTCAATTGATGTTACGGTTGCTACTGTTGCTTTTTTCGTTTTTGTTCCTGCCATGTTCTTATTCTCCTTTTACTCTTTGTTCTACTTTGTTTCGATTTCTGTTGTACTCTCACTCTTCGTCAGACCTGTTTCTGCATCCCCACTCACAAGAGCAGTTCCGCTATCCCCTTCACTGTCTGACAACGCCATAACACTTGCGGTATTTACGGAAGAGGAACTAGGAAAAGACGGTAACGCTTTCACATAACTAATCGTGTACGGTGCTTCTCCTGTTTTCGGTGCTGAATTTATAACATACTCTGGAAGTCTAAAAACACCATCTTCTGTGTTAATCGTGATTGGCGTTCCTTGACAATTCGGGTATGTAATCTTCTCATACTTCACAATCTGTCCACTTGCATCATACTCTGCTGAATATGCATCAAGTTCAAATACCTGCCCTTTCTCTGCACTTCCTGCAACTGGCGGTTTGTAAACAAGTGTGTCTCCCTCTCCTTCGATTGTTCCACCTTGAAAAATCTGAACGAGTTCTGGAATGAACACATTGTCTGTCAATGTAATCTGATGTCCTGTAATTGTTGTCTCTGACGGCTTCTGTGCTAACAATCTGCCGAGTTTTACCAACTTTACAGCATCCGTTGTTTCTGTCTGCGGTTCTACTCCAATTTTGTTCGCTGTGTCAACTGCGATTTCTAACCCACTATCTTCCGTTCCTGTTCTTACAACAACAAGCGAAACATCAATTGTAGGAATCCCAACCGCTTTCTTTTTTGTTCTAGGCATTTGTTTTACCTCCTTACCAATTTTCTATTTTTCTGCACCCTTGATATTGGAAACTTATCATGTGAGCCTTTACATTATCATCATAGAAACTTGGTGTTTCATTTCCGATGTACATTACAAGGGGGAACACTTCTTTCATTTTTTGTTTTGTTTCCGCAACAAAGGTTTCCAATCTGCTGTATTCATCTTGTGGAACATAACATAACAATGTATAGATTGGTCTTTCACTTGACACTGTTGCTTCTTCAATTGTTCCATCTGACTTTACAACAATGTATTCTTTCAAACACTCCCCCTTATGCTGTGAAGGGAAGAATACATCTGTTTTTCCATCTTTCTTTAGCACATCATAAACTGTTTTTAAAATACTGCTCATGGTTTCATGTACCTCGTTAATTCTTCATACCCTTCTAGCACTTCCTTGGACAAAGCGTTTACTGTTGGCTGTAAGATTGCAAACCTCTTTTCGTGGCACAACTCTAAATATACACCATAATCAACGCCATGTCCAATGTGGATTCGTACTTTATTTGCTAGCACTTCTACCCAACCTGTCAACCTCTGTCTCGCATGTCCTGTTCTGTCTGTCCAAGGTCTATGTGTTTTTGCATAGTTCTCAAACTTCTTTGCACCCTCCTGTGCAAACATACGAATTGCAACCTGTGACTTTGTTTCGGCATTTTCCAGATTTGCCAACAACTTTGAAGCATCAATCCTAATTCCTGCCATCTAAAACCAACTCCAATGAAATGTCTGTTACTATGTTATATTCCTGTATGTTGTTCTTCTCCACAACTTTGTATGTGTTTTCATTTATTATTAAAAAATCATCCGTTTGTATCTCTCTTGTGTTCTCATACGCTACCATCAGCATTGGTTGTCCTTTGCTGTGTGTCTTTGTTCCATCCTGTATGTTCTGTGTAATATACCCCTTTGATACATGGAACAACCCTTGAACCTTTACGACCTGTTTTGGTTCTTCTTTCGTAGGTTCTCCATATCCATCTACGCTCTTTCGTAAGAATGTATACTCTGTTCCATGTATCTGTATCTCTCTCAAAACCTTGTGGAGTTCCATCTTCATTCTTGCTTCATTCATTATGTCAGCACCCCACTGTTCGTAGAAACATATCGGGAAGCCAACATCTTGAAATAACTGGAACTGTCCTGCGTAGTCAATCCGCTAACGCTCAAACCTGTTGTTTCAGCCTTTATAATCAGACCTTCATAACTCGCTTTGTTCACATCTCCACCATTGTTGTCTAACAATGCTTGTAGTTCCGAATCTTCAAAATAAGGAATCTGTTTTTCCCTTAAATTGAATTTCAGTTGTTCTAACTTTTTGTTATCATCCAATCTGTTCACTTCCCCTCTTCCTACATCTTTGCTTCTCTGATTGCTTTCTGGATAATCTGTCTCGCTTCACGAACATTTCTTGCACCAGATGTGTCAATGTTATGTTCTTTCGCATACTCTGCTAACTGCTCTTTGTTCATCTCTGAAATCGGAATTGTTTCAACCTCGTGTACTTCTTCCGCTTCTTCCTCAAACTCTCCTGTATCAATCATGTCTGTTTCTTGTTTCGCTTCTTCCTCTCCAACAATCCTGTACCCTTTGTTACGGAACAATGTTTCATAAGAATGTTTGCTCACCTTCACAACATGCTGTCCTCTTTTTGCTGTTACCATTGCCATGTTACTTTCCTCCCTTACGCAATTACATCCAGAATGTAAACTTGGTCTGCTGTTGGGAAGTCTGGCATTTCAACTCACATCCTCACGAAGAGGATGACCGCATGTAGCCGCTCAAAATTTTTGTCAAAACTTCTCAAAACTTTTGACAAAACTTTTCGGGAAATATTTCCGGTATTTATAAGCACGAAACGGAGGGAAAAACCCTCCGCTTTTTTTGACAATAATTTTGTGAATAACGCCTACTTTTCAGAAGCGGCTTCATCCTCATCTTCACACTTGGCAAGTTCCTCTTCCAAGGCTCCAATCTCATCACGGATGACCTGTCTCTGTTTGTGGAGTTCCTGAAGGTCATAAGGTGACTCCATCCCAAGGGTAGAATACTCAATACACTTGGCAATCTTCCAGTCCCCAATATCAGACTCCTGACATGAGAGCTTGGTCTTCAGGTCTCTTATTTTCTGTTCTATCTCATTTTTGCTCATTGTTGTTTTGCTCATCTCTGTGTCCTCCTCCAATAAATGGATGGATAAAAAGCTCATCAAAGAGCTTATCCATACTCTTAACTACATTGTATGAGTCATAGTG